TATCAATTAAATAGAAATACCCTTTAATGAAAACGATTAAGGGGTTATTTTTGTGGTATTGAAAATAAAAAAAGGGCGCAAAAGGGGCGGTATATGCAAATTATCGAATTTCAAACAAAAAATACGCTCAGATTTGAGCGCATTATCCAAGTTTTACCTGTTCAAGTTTGTTCATCATATCCTTATCCATCTGTTCAGTAACGTGAGAATAAATGGAAAGTGTTGTACGGTGGTCGGAATGGCCTACACGATCCATAATAGCTTTAAGTGACACGCCTTGTTGAGAGAGTAATGATATGTGGCTATGTCTTAATATATGTGAAGAAACTTCTTTATCAATACCAACATCTTTAGCTGCTTCCCTAAGGATTTTATTGAATCTTTCAGTCTGCATTGGGTTGCCTTTATGATTAGTAAATACAAAATTTCTATTTAGATATCCATCATTCCATTTTGAATCCTTTTTGTTCTCCAGTATTGCTTTCTTTAATATCTCGCAACTTCTGCTACACAATCCAATTGTTCTATAACTAGACTCTGTTTTAGTGGTATCTTTTACACCGAATCCACCAGATTCATCGTGAAACCAATGGATTGTTCCGTTAATATTTAAACTCTTATTATCAAAGTCTATATCTTCATTTTGAATGGCTAACATTTCACCAATACGCATACCATTTAAGGCTTGGAATTCTGTCATGAGTGCAACGAATAAATAAAACCGCTTATGGATACCTGAGTGCATCTTCTGAGCCTTCGTATTAATATCTTTGATGATAGATTGTATTTCATTTAATTCGAGGTACTTATTACGTTTAGCTTTCACTTCATCATAAGACTTAATTCTTTTATTTAACGTTATATCTTTTAAAAATTCTAAATCTTGCAGTTTATAGATACGTCTAGTGTATTCAAATACATTTTTGAATATGCTTAACGCATCTTTGTTTACTTGATATACATAACCTTTATTATCCATTTCATCGAAAACTTGTTGCGCATATGAAAGTGTTATTTTATTGATTAAAATATCTTCATCTACAAATTTCTTCAAAGTGTTTAGCTTACTCAATTTAGTTTTAATAGTTGTTCTTTTTGACCCAGACGTTTTGATATAACTCTGAAACCACTCATCACATGCGACATGGAAAGTTAGTGACTTAAGTGTAGTAGGTGTCTTATCATTCAGTTTTGCTTCTATACGCTCATTTAAGAGTCTTTGAGCTTCTTTTTGTGATTGCTTACCATTCTTATTAAGTACCACGCTAACACGTCTCCATTTGGCAGTGAGAGGGTCTTTGTACTTCTCGTAATATCTATATTTAGTTTCTTTATTCTTATTTTTAAATTTTTCTAACCACATTTTGCTTATCCCTCCTCAAAATTGGCAAAAAAATAATAAGGGTAGGCGGGCTACCCGAAAAATAATGATTATAATATAATTAATAGATTTATATCGTTTCTTTATAAGAAATATCGACATCCAAATGGAATTTCTCAGACTCTACAGTTTTATTGTCTTCGTAAATTTTTAAAAAACTTTTTGGTAACCCATCATCTCCTGTGTAGAATAAATCATATGAAAAAGTGTCATTATTATTTAAATGGAACGTTACTTTACCAATATTAAATCCAGAATAAAATTTTGATTTATGACCATATTCTTCTCCTTTTTTAGTGCCGTTATGTCCATAAATGTTGTATTCTTCTTGAAGGTACTTTCTTAATTTGACATCAATCTCTTGAGCGGTAACAAATTTTTTATTTGTCGAAACTTTATTGGTAGAAATAGTTTTGTGATTTCCATTAATCCATATATTTATAGGTATATTTCTAGATTTATCTAGATATTCGTTAGTAGCTGTGACTCCGCCATATATGTATTTAGTGTTACACTGGCCATTATAACTAATACCAAAAACATCAAGTTTTTTTCCCTTGAAATTACTAAATTTATTAAAATCTTTTGATTCTGAAATTAAATCATAAGATTCATTTGAAAATTGTAGTTGATTAGCTATAGGAGTATCATTGTCTTTTACATCTTTTAAATCTACGAAGTCTTTTTTTGTATAAAAATTCCTGAGATTATCAATTCCTATATCACCTTGAGCGCTGGCACTATTAGAGACACCTAAAATTATTATATTTATTAATAAGATGCTTATTAATTTTTTCATTGCCTTTTCTCCTTAAATTATATTTATTCAGTCTTCTCATATGAAATCTCTACATCCAAATGAAAATTCTCTGTATCTATAGTTTTATTATCATCGTAAATTTTTAAAAAACTCTCTGCTTGACCAGTTCCGGTGTAAAACAAATCGTATGTAAAAGAAGGTTCATTATTTAAATGGAAAGTAATTTTTCCTTTGTTAAACCCAGAATTAAATTTTGACTGATATCCATATTCCTGACCTTTTTTTGTTTTATTAAAACCATATATATTGTATTCGTTTTGTAGGTATTTTCGTAACTTAATATCAATCTCTTGAGCAGTTACCTCTTTTTTTTGAGTAGAAACTTTGTCTGTAGATATAGTATTTTGCTTACCATTGACCCAGAGATTAATAGGTATATTTCTAGGTTTATCTAAATTTTGATTCGCCAACGTAATTCCACCATACATATATTTTGTATTACAAAGACCTGAGTAACTTATTCCAAAGATATCTACTTTATGATCTTTTAATCTCTTCGCTTCATATTCATTATGAAACTGTGAATATAAAGTGTATTTTCCATCAATATACTCTAATTGATGAGAAGTAGAAAAATTTCCAGAACTAACTCCTTGAAGCTTTTCAGGTTCATAATTAGCATAAAAGTTTCTAAGGTTGATTACCCCTACATCAGCATATGCTAGATTGTTTTTTATTAAAAATGTGAAGAAAAACAAGCTAACAGTGAGTATTCTAAATATTTTATTCATTTTGATGGCTCCTTTTTTTTATATTACAACGCCATATAGGCATTTTTAATCACAATACAACTTTTCCCATCACTTTAATGTTTTATCCATAGAATTCTTGTATTTATTGAAAGTAGCATCATCGATATCACCGTTCATTTGTATTAAAAACTTACCTTTAGAATGGGTATGTGAATAGAAAGCTGCACTTTCTTTACCTAATTCATCGTAATATTTTTTAGTTTGTTTTAGATCATCACTATTTTTAAATTTCATTACTCTAGCATTTTTATCATCTTGAACAACAAACATTTTAGCTTCGTCCGTCTTCATTGGAGCAAGCCCAAAGTCTTCACGTGTCATTTCTTTTTCATTGATAACATTTAATTTATTATCTTTAAAACCTTTAACGATATCATTTGTAGTATAGCTCTTGCTTTCTTCTTTCTTATCTCCGTCGTTGCTACCACAAGCGCCTAAAATTAACGTACTTGCTAATGCTAAACCTAATAATTTTCTCATTTTTCATTTCTCCTATTTATATTTCTTTATATTTAAAAACTCTCAACGGCTCAAATGTAATAGAATACTCGCCATAGTGAGTTCCAATACCATATATCTTTTTATATTGTTCTATTGCTTCTAATATGTATTCTTCGCTTAATTGTAGATACTCAGACAATTCATACAAGTTACGTACGCCATAATTGTAAGCTTCTACAATTTCACGTAACGGGACTGCTGAGATAAAGCCGTGTCTACGTGCGTAATTTTCGAACTTGCGATTGTTGAACTTCGATTGGTCTAAAATGTTGCCATACGTCAACTTGTGGTGGGCAAGTTCTTCGTATAACACTTCGGCTTTACGCCTTTCGGATAAATTTTTATTAATTAAAATAACTCCATTGTCATAGAGACCCTCAAAATTACCTAAAGACTTCCCATCATCAATTGGTATCTCTTTGTTTTCAATAACCATCTTTTCGTATAAATACATACAATAACCCCTTACTGATTTCGATGTGCTTTTCTAACTAACTCCGCATACTTTCTAATTTCAATTAATTCTTCCTCTGTAAAATCTCCATCTAAGTGCGCGGCGATAGTATCTTGTTTTGTAGATTCTTCGCGTTCAGCAAATCCTAATAAATATTCTGTTTTTATTCCAAGTACTTTCGCAAAATCTTCAGCGCGATTCAATGGGAACTCTCTAGTTAAATTTAAATATCTTGATACTGCTGATTTTGCTACACCTACACGACGAGCTAATTCACTTAGTGACATATTTTGTTCTTTCATTGATGTTTTAATTATTGTAATTATTTCATCATTAGTTCTCATTTCTTGTATCTCCTGAATTGAATATTTGTTCTTATTTGTGAACGATTTGATTATAACACCGTTCCCAAAAGAATACAATATATAAGAAAGAAAAAACTTTTTGAATTTTTTTAAGTAAAAAGTGTTGACGAACGAGAACGTAAATGGTAAATTGTAATTAGTTCTCAAACGAGAACGATAGGAGGTGTAAACGTGGTACTAAATTTAAAAAGATTGAGAGCGGAAAGAATAGCTTGTGGTATTACGCAAGATGAAATGGCTCACAAAATGGGGTGGTAAACAAGAACGCCTTATGCAAAGAGAGAAAATGGAATAGTAGATATTGGAGCGAATGAATTTATTAAAATGGCAAAAATATTAGGTTATGAAACAAATAACCTAGATATTTTTTTTACCAATAACGTTCCCAGAAAAGAACGTAAAAACATCTTAAAAGGAGGTGAATTAAATGTCTAGAACAAAATTGCATGATGTACCAGCTAAAGAAAATACAATTACAGAACCAAAGCAAGTTGTAGTGAATCCTTTGTTTGCGAAACCTAATGCACTAGCTAGTATTTTTGGAATTTCATATAGTTCGGTGAATCGCATTTTAAAAGAATGGGAAAAAGATTCTAAAGGTGTTGATGATTTATATTACTCGTTATCATCAACAATGATTGTTATAAGTATTCCACGATTCGAGGAGTACATGAAGGCACGTCATAAAAAATGGATGTAGGAGGCAAGGCAATGAAAATGTATTTAGCTTATATCTGCTTAGTTTCATTGTTAACAATTTTATTACTAGCAATATCTAACATGTATGCTGCTTTTAGCGTTTATGCTTGGCTAATAACTTTAGGATGTAATTTAACAGGAGGATTAGAAAATGAATAATGAACAAAAAGAAGTAATAGAACACTTGGTTTATCAACTTGAGTTAAGTGTCATGAATAATTTGGAAAGTTACGAACACACAGAATATGTTAATGGTATTGAAGTGGTTTCAGAGATCAGTCGTGAAAAGCACTTAGAATTGATAATGAAATGGTGCGCACAAGAATTAAAGAATAATTTTCAATTAGAGAAAGGAGAATAAAAATGAATTGGGAAATTAAAGATTTAATGTGTGACATTGAAGTGATAAAACAAAAAATTAATGATGTAGCTACCAAACATGCTTGGTTTGTTGAAGATAGATTTGTAAAAAATGAATTAGAAACAAAACGGGAACATATTAATTTTTCTGCTAGCTATTTAGAACATCGTATACAAAATGAACATACAGTTGAGTTATTACATGTGTACTTAAAAGAATTCAGTGAACTTATACAAAAATTTCATGAAATAGAAAAAGCGTCATCAGAGAACTTTGACGAGGAATCAGATGACGCAAAGAATTCAATAAAAGTAGCAGAGTAATTTAGAAATTACACATTCTTATTATAACATCTTTACTCTGTTGTTTCATTAGAGGTGCAAAAAATGAATGAAATTAAATTGAAATATGATACGCAAGTTTCGGTGGTACATTATGAAAGTTTAGACTCACGTTCATTTAAGAGCTTTTCAATGCCTAAATGGAGTAAGTTGGTTAATAAACTGTCTGTGCCTATAGAAGCAAATTATAAGTATGCACGTGGTGTTGCTGTATATGGTGATATTAAAGACAATACAAATGATCATGGTGAAATTATCAAAAAGCATCGAAACGATAAAAATGTCATATATAGAAATGTGATTGTACTTGATTACGATGAAATAAATGATGTAAAACAACTACATGACGCAATCAGCTCAGTTTTAAGCAGTGTTGCATGGTATTGGCACACATCGTTTAGCCATACAACTGAACAAGCTAGAATACGCTTGTATATCCCTCTAAATGAGCGAATAAGTGCAGATGATTATCGTAAATATACAAAAGTATTAGCAAATAAAATTGGCCATAAAGTGGATGAAGGTTCGTATCAGCCAAGTAGATGTTTTGCGTTACCAGTTATTCAAAAAGGACACATATTTATTAAGCGAGTGAATGACTGTCCAATTATGGATGTTGATATGCTCGAACAGTGGTCAAAGGAGTATAAACAATCAAATGGTAGTCCTAATATCAAAGGGTACACACGACGTGATAGTGCGTATTGGCGAGATATAGCTTTTGGTGTAAGTGAGGGAGAGCGCAATTCAACATTGGCTTCAATTACAGGTTATCTTTTGCGTAGGTATGTAGATCCAAACTTAGTTTATGGGTTAGTGAGTGCGTGGGCGAGTGTATGCAAACCACCTATTAATCAAAGTGAAGTAAATAATACTTTTAAAAGTATTTTGAAAAAAGATAGTAAAAACAGTTAGAAATGGAGGTTTTTGTTTGGAAGATGTTACAAACGAAGAAGTATTTGAAATGATTGATAGCAGAACCGGTGTTTTAAATGCTAATGATTGGAAAAGTCAATTAAGGCGTTCTGCTACTACACAAGCATTGAAAAAAACGACTACAAATGCTGAAATCATATTGTGTAATGATGAGAGTTTAAAAGGGCTAGTACAATATGACGCTTTTGAAAAAGTAACCAAACTGAAACGTCTACCGTATTGGAGGTCAAAAGGAGATACGAATTATTATTGGGCTGATATAGATACCACACATGTGATTTCACATATTGATAAATTGTATAATGTGCAGTTTAGCCGTGATCTTATTGATACTGTAATTGAAAAGGAAGCTTATCAAAATAGATTTCACCCTATTAAATCGATGATTGAATCTAAATCATGGGACGGAATCAAAAGAATTGAAACGCTCTTCATTGATTATTTAGGTGCTGAAGATAACCACTATAATAGAGAAGTTACAAAAAAATGGATGATGGGCGCAGTTGCTAGAATCTATCAGCCAGGTATTAAATATGATTCCATGATTATTTTATATGGTGGTCAAGGTGTTGGAAAATCTACGGCAGTGAGTAAATTGGGAGGTCATTGGTATAACCAAAGTATTAAAACGTTTAAAGGTGATGAGGTCTATAAGAAATTGCAGGGTTCTTGGATATGTGAAATTGAAGAACTGTCGGCATTTCAAAAGTCTACTATTGAAGATATTAAGGGGTTTATAAGTGCTATTGTAGATATTTATAGAGCTTCGTATGGTAAACGAACAGAGCGTCATCCTAGACAGTGTGTGTTTGTAGGGACAACCAATAACTATGAGTTTTTAAAAGACCAAACAGGCAATCGTCGTTTTTTCCCTATTACGACAGATAAAAATAAAGCAACTAAAAGCCCGTTTGACGATCTAACACCAGATGTTGTGCAACAAATGTTTGCTGAAGCTAAAGTATATTTTGATGAGGATCCGACGGATAAAGCATTGTTATTAGATAAAGAAGCGAGTGAGATGGCTTTAAAAGTCCAAGAAGCTCATTCTGAAAAAGATGCTTTAGTTGGAGAAATAGAAGAATTCCTTGAACGTCCTATTCCGTCAGACTATTGGTATAGAACGTTAGAAGAAAAAAGAGTGTCTGCGCATGATGTTATAGACCAAGACTATATTAAATTATATGGTGATGGTAAATTGATTGAATTACCGAATACAAAACCAGGTGCTTATGTATGGCGTGACAAGGTATGTAGCATGGAAATTTGGAAAGTGATGATGAAACGAGATGACCAACCACAACAACACCATTTAAGAAAAATTGATAAAGCGTTAAGAAATACAAATTATTGTGACACTGTGAAAAAGCAAACGCGATATGGTGAAGGTATTGGTAAGCAATATGGCTTTAGTGTAGATTTAGCTTCTTATTATAAGAATCTTAAAGTTTAAACATCTTATTTTTAGGACAGTAAGACACTTATAAGACAAGTTTAAGACACCCGCAATCCCTTGTGGCAGTATATGCCACGCTATAAGTGTCTTGGTGTCTTGATGGTTTTTAGGGTAAAGTTTTACAGAAATTATTTACACAATATACAAAATATATAAATGTAGGTCGTAAACAGTGAGACAGTGAGACAGATTAAGTGAAGCCCTTGAGGGAGTAAGCGTAAAAAGAAATTCATAAGTGTCTTGAATTGCAATTCGAATAAGACAGTGGGACACCTATCAAAAATTAGGAGGAAGAAAATGAATAAAAATCAATTAAAGTCAGAAATTTTAGAATATATAAAGGCGCATGCTGGTACATCATTTGTAGAAATAGAACGTGTATTTGAAGAAAATAACTTTGATTATAAAGGTGACGGCGCATATACAAGTGGTCAACATCCCAATGTTGTGTTTTGGATTGGGTGGAATCAAGAAGCGTTTGATGTTATCGCTGAACTTAAAAAAGACAGACGTATTGAGATGGATATTTGTGAGCCAATTGTTTATATGGTTGATGGTAAAGGTTTGGATTTGCCTATTGTAAGGTCGAAAAACATTAAAACAGATCATTGGCTACCTGTCACGTTTACTATTAGTAAGAAAGAAACGGAGTGTGTCTAATATGAATGATAAAGAGAAAATTTATAATCAACTTCATCATGATGCACCAATTCAAATTATGCCAGCACCCGAAAATTTATTTGTCGAATATATAGAAGATGGCGAAGTGTGGTATTCACCAGTTGTATGTATAGCTTTAAGTAAAGCCCATAATATTAATTTTTATGACAGTGATGATGTGGGGTGCATCGATAAAGCAGCCACATGTAGCATTAAAAAATTTAATCCTGAGACAGGTGAGTTTGAACAATTCAGCAAAATGGCTCAAAAGGAGATAACACAATGAACATAGAAACTATCGTAAATGAATTTGAAACACGAGCAGGCACGTTACTAAGGTACTACACAGGATTATTAGAACGTAGTAAAGTGCAACCGTGTTGCTTTAAGTTATACAATGATCCATTTGATATGGTATACGTGATGATGAATAGTAAGTTGTTTAGTCATGTATATATTAAAGATTGTAAAGTAAGGCAATCATTTGAATTAGCGTCACCTAAGCACACTGAGGGGCTTATAAGAAGCATAGAGGGGCATTATGTAGGTTATGAATTACATGACGGTAAACAGCTTTCTATTAGCGATATGATGGCCAGTCAATTGTTTGAAGATGAGTATTTTATGTATGGATTACAAACATATGCAGAATCAAATAATAGTGATGTGTTTAAGTGCTTAGAAAATGGATTTGATACAGATACACTTGAGGGCATTCAATCGAGTAATACTGATGTGATAGCGAATATTGAAATGTTGTATCAGTTAGCTACGGGAATCAATGAACCAGTACCAGAGTTAGTTGAGGGGTTAAAATTAGTAACTGAGTTTGTACAAGATGAGAATGCGACACAAGAGGATTACAAGGCGTTAGAACGTAAATTGAATGATCTAAAAGCGTCTTACTATAGCTTGAGTAAATAATGTTATGAGGGGTCACATGTAGTGTGTGGCTCCTAATAAAATACTACGATTTTATACGAGGTATAGCAGTTTAAAATGGTTGAGGTACAGAACTTTAAAAAAGTATAAAACGTTGATATTAAGCTATTTTATGGCTTTGAAAATAATAAGGTTATATAAAGGTGCTAGCTTTTAAAATCGGAAGGTATACAGTCTTTGAGAATTGAAAAAATGGCAAGATTTGTGCAAGGTGTGCGAACTTTGTTAACGCTAATACAAGCTAAAGTTTGTGTTTTTGGTATAGGCCTAAAAGTTAAGTTTGTTCGTAATTTGTTCGCTCTGTTTTATCGAACTTAAGTTCTGTATTTGAATGATCTAAAAGGCTCCTTATTAATTTTATAACGTTGTTTTATAAGTGTTATATGAGATAGGCTAAACAACTGACAAAGCGTGCTATAAAGCGAACGTAAGTTTGTTTTAGGTCAGTGAAAATGGTATAATTTAGGTATGAAATAATTAAAAGAAAGAGGTGTAGAAATGCAAAGTATCGCAGAAAAAGAGACGTATCATTTACCCACCGAACACCTGCAAGTTTTCAATGTGATAAAAAATACGTCCAATAAATATATTACTAAAACTAAAATCTTAAATCAATTGGGATATGAATATAATTCAAGCAATGAACGATGGTTACGAAGAGTAATCAATTCATTAGTATATGATTATGGCTATCCTATCGGGTGCAGTTATAAACCTAGTGAACGTGGTTATTACATCATTACGACAGAACAAGAAAAGCAACAAGCGATGAGAAGTATTAAGAAATTAGCTGATGGCAGTATGAAACGCTATGAAGCTTTGAAACGAATCGAAGTGTAAAACAAAAACTAAAGAAAGAGGTACTTATAAATGACAACTACAACAATCACGGGTGATACGTGGGATGTATATTTTAATGATAGACGTTATAGAAATTTGTTAGGAGATTTTGAAGATCTAATAACAGAAACGAAATCATTAATTAGACAAGGCTATAAAACGGATGTTATTAAAAATAAAATGGATAATAAGGCTTTGAGCCTACAATCTAAATTCAAAGAATTAGGACAAATATTATTAGATGAACATGAAGAAAAAATAGTAGAAATCCAACAAAAAGAGAAAGAATCTTCATATGAGAATCCACAAGTTGAAATGTTGAAACGTCAAGACATAGAGGCGAAAGTAAATTTAATTGATGCAGAAGAACTATTTAATCTTGTTTATAATGCCAATCCTAAAACCACTAATGTATATGAACTTAATATCTATAAAAAAGCGATAGAAAGTCGTCTTACTGAAGATGAAAATGTAAGGTTAAAACCTTACTTTGATGTATTGGTAGAAAAGGTAATTTATCCATATCGAAATAATGAAGAATATCAAAAATTAGAGTATAACTATAATGTTTTAAGACAGTTTGGGTTACAAAATAACGGGCAACCAGTCATCAAAGATAGTGATGGCGATATAGAAATTATTAACATTCAAAGTAAGTATAACGAAGTGTTCCGTAACGCTTAAATCAAAAATAGCCTATCCAATTTGGGTAGGCTCTCTTTATAGGAGTGAACGTATGAAACTGCTTAAAACGAAGAATTGTTTATATTATCGTAATGGCGACAATAAATTATCTGAGTATCAACTATTAACGCAATTTAACCCAGCATTTATTAATAAAAAAATTAAGATGTGTGAATTCCAAATTGAAAGTATGTACCATCTGAGTGCGTCGACCACAACATGTGATGAAATAATGGGGATCGTGTCTGTCTCATATCCAATTGAAAAACTAGTTATCAAAATTATTGAAACAAAGGCAAGATTACAAAACTATAAAAATCGATCTATAAGTAATATGGTGTTGTTGAAAACAGTACTAAATCATTATACAGAAAAAGAGCAGAAGCAAGTTGTAAAATATATGCGTTCAAATGGACGATATAAGCCCTACAATGTCATTGAACGCTTACAGGTTGATTTGTATCAAGCAAGTATTAAACAACGTTCAGAACGTCAAAAACAAAGAAATATAGCAATTGAAAATAGCAAGATTGCACGAGTAAATGCTTATCACCAATCTTCACATGTAAAAGTGGTGTAACAATGGATAAACAGCAAATAAAAGGCTTCGTTTGTGATTATCATGAGCGAACTAGAAGTGATGTATTAATAGATGATGATATAAATACTGATGAATTCTTTTCAATAGGTGATGAAAATTCTAATGAATGGATGGCAGACGATAACATTGATGATCATATTGTAAAGAATCACTTAGAAATGATTGTTGACCAAGTAGCTAATGATAAAGAGTTTTATATTTTCGATTCTTTAATACAAGGACGTAGTTTTAAAGATATTAGCAATGTCTTAGAGTGTTCAGAACAATCTGTAAGATTATGGTATGAAACCTTATTAGATAAAATTGTGGAGGTTATAGAATGAGTGAGTTAACGGCAAAACAAGCGCGTTTTGTGAATGAGTATATAAGAACACTTAATGTAACACAAAGTGCCATAAAAGCAGGTTATAGCGCAAATAGTGCACATGTGACAGGGTGTAGGTTATTGAAGAAGCCACACATCAAGCAATATATACAAGAACAAAAAGATAAGATTATAGATGAGAATGTATTAACCGCAAAAGAGTTACTACATGTGCTTACAAATGCGGCAGTCGGTGATGAAACAGAAACGAAAGAAGTTGTAGTAAAGCGTGGAGAATATAAAGAGAATCCACAAAGTGGCAAAGTACAATTAGTCTATAATGAACATGTTGAACTGATAGAGGTACCAATTAAGCCAAGTGATCGTTTAAAAGCTCGTGATATGTTGGGGAAATACCATAAGTTATTTACAGATAAGCATGATATTAACGGGAATGTGCCTATATTCATTAATATTGGTGAATGGGACGGAGATGATGAGGAACTAGACAAAACTGTAAAAGAGGTATCTAATGCTAATCCTAGTCATACTGTGATTGTGGATGATATTCCGTTAGAGGATTAATGTGAAACCATTACCTTCCAATAGGTGGTGGTTTATTTTATTTAAATTCTTTACGTCAAAGATTTAACTGGAGATATTCAAGAAAAGGCTAGAGAAAAACAACTATCAAAAGTGACGTTTTTATTTAAATAATTTATATGTGACATTTGGAATAAGAAATCGAATATAAATTCGATAGTTAAAATCAATAAAATGCCTATTTAATTTATAGTAATATTATGATATATGTAAGAGTGAACAGAATTTTATTACATATTAAAAAGGTGGTTATCGTGTGAGCATTAAAGAAATATGGAGATATTTAGTTAACAAGAAATGGAAAGCTGACGATGTATGTTATTTAGTATTTTACATATTCTTAGCAAGCATATTTACAACTCCTTTATTAGGTGTTCCTATAGGCGTATTAGCCTATTTGTACTTTAATGAAGAGCTATTTAAGTAGTATTATTGTTAAACAAACAACTTATATATTAATTTCTATACCACTATAAGTGGCGTTTTTTCACGCTGAGAAACGACCTGTGTTGCAGTGGGGGATAAGATTGTGTAACTAGATATGCTAATCGTAAGTGTGACGTCGTGAAATACGACTTCAAACATCGCTGGTCAATCGATATTCGAGATTGGTCGTAGATTAAAACATGTGAAAAAATGACTTAGCACACGGAGAATTTGGTAAGTGGCTTGAAAAAGTTGGGTTAGATAAGTACCAAGCTAGCAGGTTTATCAAAGTTGCAAATGAACAATCAAAATTGCACTCGAGCGCAAATTTAGGACTTAAAGCGCTTTATCAGATAGCAACTATTCCAGTAGAGCATCGAGAAGAAAAACAACAAACGTCTTCAGGAGAGATGAAAACACCATACGAAATGACCAATAAAGAACGTGAAGAATTTAAGCGCCAACTCAAACAACGCGATGAAGAAAACGCACAACTTCAATCACAAATGGAACAAGCACAACGTTCGGAGGAGATAGCGAGAAAGCAATATAAATATGGATTAAATAATTATATTTTTACTATAAAATTTTAGACACACGCCATTTTTTACAATTAGGAATGATTTTATTGCACTTAAGAAATTTTGGTAAAGCGTTATAGTAAGAACTGATAAAATTAAAATGTAAAAATTTTAAAAGGAGTTTTTATTATGAAACAGCAAATGTTATCAAAAGTATTATTAAGTACAGTCGTAGTTATGGGATCAATAGCAGGATCTTCTCTTGTAATGGATGACAACGCTCATGCTGAACAAAAAAGTGATAATATCGGGAAACTGAATCAAAAAAATGAAAGTACCTTGCATCTTTCATTTGAAAAGGGTATTAAAGGGACTGTTGACAAAAATGGTAAGTTAACATTATCTGATGGAAAAACGTCAAAAGTGATGCCAACTAATGCTAAAGATAAAAAAGGTAACGATGTTGTTTTGGTTTATAAAAAGGTTAAAGATGGATTTGATGTTCAAGTAATTAAATCTAGTCAAGAGAGAAAAACTAACTGGGTTAAATGTGGTTTAGGAACAGTTGGAGGCGCTGGCACTGGTGGGCTAGGCGGTGCTAGTGCAGCTTCAGTTATACCAGGTTTAGGAACTGTTGCAGGTGCTATTATTGGTGGGGTTTCTGGTGGTGCCACAGGTGCCGCAGCGTCATGTTTCGGTTGATAGGAGAGTGAATTCATGAAAAACTCTATACTTTGGCGAAAGTCGTTTATTCCTGTCTATTTTATAGTTGCTTTTGTAATGTTCTTACTTTTTAAGTTTTATATTAGAACTGATAATTTTTCAGTTTATGTTTTGATAGCTTTTATAGTCATTTTAGGTTTTGCTTCTATTATATATAACTATAATAGACATTAA